TTAAGATGAATAAACATTAATCGCTATTTCTTCATCCCGTTCTTCCATTTCCTTTAATACATGCGAATAGTGATCAAGGGTTGTTTGAATATCTGAATGTCCTAAACGTTTAGAAACAGAATGAATATTAGCTCCTTTATAGATTAAGACACTTGCATGTGTATGTCGTAAACCATGAATAGAAATATGTTCGATTTCTAATGCATCTAGTGTTTTTCGTAATAATTTATTTGCACCTTCATTTGTTACTGTCTTAATGGACGATTGTCTATAAAAAACCAATTTGTTTTCATTTTCAGGTACTGCCAATATTAGTTTCTTAAATTCATTCATAACTTTTTTATCTATAGATATTTTTCTCTCGGATTGTTCATTTTTTAATGGCCCAAATCCAGTTCCTCTTTTATAGTCCCATGCTCGGTAAACTTTTAATTGGTTTAGTTTAAAATCGAAACAATCTGTAGTTAGTCCTGTTAACTCTCCAAACCGCAATCCTGATACAAGCCCCAATAAAATTAAATGGTAGGTGCTTGTGGAAGGAGAAAGGCGATTAAATAGTTCTTTGTATAACTTGACGCTATCATCGTAGTTCAAATGTTTATCTTCACTCTTTTTAGCGTTATTAGTAGCGTTTAATTCCACCTTGCGAGTGAAGTCTACCGTTATATATCCTTCCTCAATTGCATCCCTTACACACGCTCTTATGTGTGTATTGAGTTTTCTAACAGTCTCCTTTGATTTACCTTTACCATATTCATTTAAAAACATTTGGTAATCAGCTCTAGTGATTTTTTGAATTGGTTTATCTTTAAAATGTTCCTTTACACGTTCAACTGAATTTTTATACCGGTTATAGGTATTAATATGTTTGTTTGATTTATACAAATCAATCCATTCTTCAAAATAACTAGCAAAAGGTTTTTCTTTAACAATTACTTGATTACCTTTTTTTAATAGTAATTCTTTTTCCGCAGCTGCTATTTGTGCTTCTCTTTTAGTAGAAAAACCACTTTTTGAAATAGGCTTTCTTTTGCCATCCACATAGTGATTAATCATATATTGCCATGTACTACCACGTTTTGTGATACTAGCCATTTAAATTCTCCTTTCTTTTGTAAAAGAAAAGAGCAAGCAAAATAGCCTGCCCTCTATGTATTTAGAATGGTATTTCGTCTAATTCGTCTATTTCTATCGGGGTGTAATTCCATGCTTTTAAATGACCAGCATTCATAAACCTAGAAGGATTCCCACATTTGTGACAATAACGGGCATTTCCTGATAATTTGGTTCCACAAGATTCTACTAGAATTCCTTGATCTCCAAAAGGGTTATCGTCATATACATCTGCACATTCATTTACCAAATAAGTTGAACAAACATTACAGTAGTTTCCTTCATAATCTAATTCTTCATTCTGACAACATGGACATGACTTAGCACGTCCATTAAAATCTACTACAACAACCGCAGGATATTTCATTTCGAATTCATCTCCAAATTTATAAATTGTTTTTGTCAACGCTTTATTTCCGCAACAAGAGCAATAAGATGGTTTTTCTATGGTGTAATGAACTCTGCAATTCTTGCAAAAATATCTATTGTTAACCTGATGTATAAAATCTTTGAAACCTAATTTTTCAGCATAATCTTTTGAATAGCCTATACCATATTCACGAACGCCTTTGTATAAAAAGCGGAAAATATTTTGAGCTGCTTCACTACTAACCTTACATATATGCTCAATTATCGAAGGGTCCTTTTCCTCAAAATGAAATATAACATGTGGAGGAGCAATTAAATTTCTAGCAAAGCAATTTGCTTCTTTTTCAAAGGCCTCATAATTTTCATTTGAAATACTATTTCTTTGCATAATATTTTGCCCGTACATTTCATGATGTTTTAAAGCATAATGACCTAGTTCATGAGCAAGCGTCCAACGTTTTCTACCTTCATTTTCAATAGTGTCATTATAATAAATACGATATTTTCCATTTAAATCATTGTAAACACAACAACCATCTTCACTGCCTAAATCTTCACATACTTTTTCTATTGATAGTCCCATTTTTTTTGAATACCACGAATATGTCTTAATTTCTAGGTTGTTAAAAACTTTTTTAAATTTCATCAATTTAATTGGTAATTCCTTTTTGTCTAAATAACCTATAAATTCGATAGCTTTTTCTTCTGCTAGTTTAAAATTGGGTCTATATGTCTTCATCCTCATCTTCAAGTTCATCATCAAAAGCCTCCACAAATGATAACTTTAAAATTTTCATAGCCCTTTCCCAATCATCATCACTCATTTTAGTTTTTGCTCGTTGAATTATTTTCAACTCTTCAGAATCAACCTTATCGTTAAAGGATTCGCTTAATCCAAGGATATAGTCGGTAGAAACTCTAAAAATATCTGACATAGCAACAATTATATTTCCGGGCGGAATAATTCTTCCAGCCTCATAATTGGCGATATTTGTACGTTTCATCCCTAATAAATTGGCTAATTCTTCTTGAGAATAGCCACTATTTTTACGACAGATTTTTATTCTTTCGGCAACTAATAAATTGTCGAACTTAGTCATTTTTTATTCCTCCAGGAAAACGTTTTATAAAAATGACGTTTTTTCTGTTGACGTGTTTATAGGTGACGTGATAGTATGAGGGTGTCAATTAAAAGCACAAAACGAAAGAGGTGAAAATATGCAAAACAATCTTCGTAGAGAGCGATTTAGATACTATCGTCGAATAAACAACGTTTCCCAACGGCAACTTTCAATTGATTTGAATGTGAGTGATAGTCACATTCGAAACATCGAAAGTGGAAGGGGTAACCCAGACGTCAAATTGTTATTTAAATTAGCTAGATACTTAAATACATCACCAGAAGAGTTGTTTCCGGATTTAGCCAATATAGATTCAGTTAACGATGATTAATGCTTACGTCATTATTATAAACCGTCATTTAAAATAACGCAATGGAAAATAACAAAAAGAGGGTGTTTTTTCAAATGCAATTACAAATCATTAAAAGTGAAATGTTTAACAATGTATCTTGTGATTTTTACCAAAATCAAAACAATGAAGTATTTATGACAATCAACCAACTAGCCCAGGCTCTTGAATATGCAGATCGTAGTGGTGTGCAAAAGATTGTTAATCGTAATGAGTATCTAAAAGAAATTGAATTTTCAACAGAGGACAATTTGTCCCTAGTTGAAGGGAACAGAAAAGTTGAACGCGAAGTTCGCATTTTTACTGAGGATGGTATCTATGAAGTAACAATGTTATCCAAACAACCGAAAGCTAGAGAATTTAGAGCTTTTGTCCGCAAGACACTTAAAGCTTTACGTAAAGGTGAAATGATTTTAATGCAGCCACAATCGCTTGACGCAGAACTAGAAATCAAACGTATGCGAGCAGAAGCGATGTTAAATAACAGCCGTACTAAGCAAGCTAAATTGATTTTGGACATGCAGAAGAATAAAACGTTATCTACAATCGCAGTTGAACTATTACAGATTAATGCGTTGGAAGTTTTAGGTGACAAAGCTATAGAACATCGCCCAGAAGTTGAAAAATCATATACAGCTACAGAATTAGGGAAGAAATTTGGTGTATCAGCTCAAAAAATTGGTAAATTAGCTAATGCGCACAATCTTAAAACAGATGAATATGGCTACTTTGCTTTGGATAAGTCACCTTATAGTAACAAACAAGTTGAGTCATTCCGTTACTTTGAAAGTGGTAAAGAGAAGATTCAAGAGTTACTAGGAGTGAGTTAAATGCAGCAACTCCAAGTTAACTTAACTGTTCCTGTTCCAGATGATTATGTACTTATCAACCGAGTTGAATACGAAGAATTGCAAACTCATTCTCTACATGGTGTCTATTGGACAATGGTTGATTTAGAAAATCGTATTGGAAAAAAACAAGTGTGGATTAAAGACAATATTCTATATTCACAAAAATTCAAAAAGCAATTGGATGTTTTACAAGGCGGATTTGTTTATTATCCGAAAGCCAAGGGTGAAAAGTGGAGCTTCTTAGCTTCTAAGATGTCACAGTTTCTAGAAGATAATTTTTACACCATTTTTAAAGGGTAGGTGAAACCAAATGAGAATCAAAGTAGCCGAATGGTTGGCATTGCCGGTTGAACAACGGTTAGCTTTAATCAGCAATGCGATTAATAAAGCAGTATCAACACGTCAAAAGTAAATCTATCAAACTATTTGGAGGCTGGGAGAATGAAAGCAGAATTGATTGTGGAAGGCATGGTTAACTCAATTCAAAAACGAATTGCTGAATACGAAGAGATTTCAAATGATTTAGCACACGATTATATTCAATCAGATATGCCATTCCCAACGGAGATTAAACAGCGTTATGACAATATCGGCTCTTTAGCAGAAGGATTACAAGAAGCTGTAGACATCATTAAACGAGGTGACTACATGAAAGAAGATGTTGATTTGTCAGGGATTGATGGTGTTGGTTGAAAAGCTAAAAATCGAATATTGAAAGTGGTGAATAAAGATGACTGAACGTAATTTCAAAGGTTTAATTGTACGTCATAGAAAATCAGCAGTGTTTTTTGAAAGGAAGACAGACCTAAATATCGAGGGTTATGTATCGCCTCATTGGAAAGATCAAACACCTGTGGTTCAACCAAGTGAGTCGAGTTGTAAGTACATTTTTAATCAAGATGAGTTTAAGGAATTATTAGTTTACATGGAGCAAATTGCAAATGATGCTTGGAAGAACTTCACACCGAAAGAAGCAGATAGCATGGGTTCTGACTATGCAGATTATTACGATAGGGAGTTTGATACTGAGGGCTCTTTATGGATAGGAAAATACTATATCAGTTTGGAAGGTCCATTTAATCAACCTAAAACAAACAATCCAATTGTTCGGTTATATAAATTCAACAAGCTTAAATTTGAATCATTTATTTATGACTTACAAAAAACTCTGGGAGGTAATTTCAAATGAAATCAACAGGAATGGTTCGCAAGGTAGATGAGTTAGGACGTATCACATTACCAAAGGAATTGCGTCGCACGTTAGGGATTGAAAGTGGTGATCCAGTAGAAATTTTTATCGATGGTGACCAAATCATTTTAAAGAAGTACAAGCCAAATATGGCATGCGCTGTTACTGGTGAAGTATCGGATGACAATCTGGTTCTACTAGGCGGCAAATTGGTTCTGAGTCTAAACGAAGCTAAAAAGCTTGTCACTGAAATTGAGTTGAAGTAGGTGGTTCCATGCGTATAGGCCACACTCACGCTGATGTATACGATAGAGAATCTGAATACTGGCAAGACATCGAGGACGCGCAGAATGCCCAAATTGAGGCACAAAAAAACTCGTCAAAGGGTGCAACCAATGGCGAGCTAAATAAATTATATGACACTGGTAGTGTATCACAGGAGGATGCGAAATGACAAAGACAAAAAATGAGCGTATCACAACTTTAGAAAACGAAGTAGCTGAATTAAAGCTAATTGTTCATCAAATTCGCGAAAGTAAAGTGGTTGATGGTGTGAGTTATGCGGAGGAGCCTTCCACACAGATAATTGTGGAGGACATCATCGAATTTGAAGGGCATCAATATCGCAAGGTTGATCGTGTGGCTTGTGAGGGTGATGTGGTTGTGTTTAATGATGTTGGCGGTAGTCATTACTTCGAAACAAATAAGCCTTACAAAGTACAGAGAGATATGTACATTAATGGTGTCGGAAAGATTAACGGTCACAAGGAAGCTCATCCGGTTTATGTAAAGCAGTACAATCGCACACCTGAAACAGTGGAGGTCTACGAACTAATCGAATCAAAACCACTAACACCAAATCAACAACGTGCGGCAGTTATTGAGAAGGCACGACAATTCATAGATGCAACAGCTTCTGATGATACGCATTTCGAAATTCAAGGCAATCAAGTGTTAGCGTGGCGAATTATCCGTAAAGGTACAGGTTTCGATGCTTTAACGGGTGTGGCCGTATGCTCACCTAGTGACGTTTTCAATGAAGATATTGGACGTGCAATTGCTGTTGGTAGAATGGAAGGCCTAGATGTAAGTAAGTTTGAACAGGCTGTTCAGCCTATAGAAATCGTTAAAGGTATGGAAATTATGTTATTTAATTCTGACGGTAAGGACCACAAAAGTGGTGTAGTTGAAACTTACAATTCAACAGCAGATGAAGCTACATTCTCGGCTGAAAAAACTTATGGACCATATGCGGAGAAAACTGGATTTAGTCGTTATATTCGTGAGCATGGTTACAAAATCCTCAACGACACTAACGCTATTTATGGAGGTGTTGAGTAATGAGTTACTATGATGAAGATTTTTACCATGAACCTAGCGAATTCGAAATGCAAATTGAACAATTTAAATCATCTCTATTAGATTCTGTGAAAGATGAATATAAGCAACAGATGGAGAATTTGCAAAAAGAAAATGCAGAACTGCAAGAAGTTAAGGAAAACTTTGAAGCTATTAAAAGAGACTTTGCTAACAAAGAACGACAATTGCAAATTGAGCGTAATGATTTAGAGAGGAAAGTACGCAGAGAAAGACTTTCTGAACTAACCAAAGACTTACAAGTCATTATGTATAAAGTGAATTCCAAACGAGTTGAAAATCCAAAATGTGAGAAATGTGATGCAAACAGAAGAATTCATTACAAAACTCCATCAGGCAAAGATGCTTATGAAAAATGTGAATGTGACTTTGGTGAACGCGTTTATGAACCGAAAGAGTACATGCGTATAGAATTTAATATTTGTGATGGGATGAGAGCATGGTATGAAATTAACGATTTTGGTAGTCGAGATGAATATGCGCGTTTTGATTCAAATTCACAATATGCCAAATCAGTCTATAAAGAAGGCATGGATTTCAACACTATAGAACTATACTCAACTTTCTTTAAAACAAAAGAAGAATGCCAAGCGTATTGCGATTATTTAAATGAACAGGAGGGTCAATAATGGTCAATCCATTACGTGAGTACGAACTTGAAGCGCCAGCACCAGAAATTGTGGAAGGCGAACAAACAGAAGGAATCAAACAACGTTATGAAATCACTAATCTTGAAAGTTTAAATTGGGCTTTCCGTCAAATCGCTAATGCACAAGCTGAGTTAAAGAAAAATCAAGCTTTAGCAGATGCTGAATTCGACCGCATCAAACGTTGGCAAGAAGATGAATCGAAACCGCATATTAATACTGTTGAATTTTTCCAACATTTAATTGCCGAATACCATACAAAAGAATTGGCTGAAAATCCGAAGAAGAAAACAATCTCTACGCCATATGGTAAATCGAAATCAACCACATCTTCAGCACAACCTGATAAGCCGAGTAAAGAGGATGAGGAAAAGTTAATAGAATTTGTAAAGGCGAATTACGAAGAGTTGGTTAAAGTCACTGAGGAAGTGAAGTGGGGTGAATTTAAGAAAACACTTCAGGTCGTAGAAATTGATGGTGTTGAAAAAGTCATTGATGAAAACGGTCAGGATGTACCAGGTGTAACTATCAAGCCAAAAAATACAACATATAAAGTTGAAACAGTTTAGGAGGAAACCCATTTGAAAAAATTACTTAATCAAAAAGAGCAACACATCGCATTCACACGTGAAGGAGCAGAAGAAATCGTATTAGAGGCCAAAGAAAACGATGCGTTGATAATGAATAAAATCAGTGAAAAACATAATAAAAACGGTCAATATTTCTTGGTTGATTTAACGTACCAATACGATACACCAAAAGATGCTATGGAAGGTAAACCAAAGGATGATGCACCAGATGGCCAAATGAATATGGATGAAGTTCATGAGGGTGTTCCGTATACAGTCGATCAAGATGGCAGTGTAACAATGGGAAATGCTGACGATGACTTGCCGGAATTCGAAGATCCATTCAAAGATGTAGAGGTGAAAGAAGAAGTCTCTGATGAGAAAGTGCCATTTTAATAGAAAAGGAGTGTGGAAGGCATGCAAGTAGCTAATGCAATACGTGAGAAACAAAAAGCCTTGATTGGCCTAGTAGGTCCATCAGGTAGTGGTAAATCGCTATCGGCCTTACTACTAGCCTATGGGATTGTGAAAGAAGCCCATCCCGATTTAACAGACGAAGAATTATGGGGAAAAATTGGTGCTGCTGATACGGAGCATAAACGCTTACTCAATTATGTGGGACAGACTCATGGCCATATCACAATTGGTTCTTTCAAATATATCAATTTTGAACCACCATTTAATACAGATCGATACAACATGGCAATCAAGTTGTTAATGCAACAAGGTGTAGAGGTTATTATTGTGGACAGCCTTTCGCATCAATGGCAAGGCGAAGGTGGAGTAGTTGAAACCCATGGAGGAATGCAAGGTAACTCATTTCAAAACTGGGGTAAGCTTGCTCCTGAATCTAGCAAGTTAGTAAAAGGTTTAACTACAGCAGCTGTTCACATGATCACAACTTTACGAGTAAAAAGTGATTATGTAATCGAGCTAGTGGATGGCAAAAACGTTCCTAAAAAGGTTGGTATGAAGCCGGTCCAAAAAGATGATATGGAATATGAGTTTGATACTGTGTTCTCTATCGGGATGGATCATATGGCCAGAGTAAGTAAGGACATCACAAATTTATTTGAAGGTGATGAGTTTACTATCACACCTGACATTGGTTCAAAGCTTTATCGCTACCTTGAATTAGGTATTGATGTACAAGCTGAGGAACGAGCTAGACGTGAAGAGGAAGAAGCAAATCGTTTAAGCAATGTAGCTAAGATTCGCGAGTTGTCTTCCACAGATGAAAGTGTAGCGAAGATCGTTTCAAATTGTGAATTTAAAGCAAATCTACAACTAGAAAAAATGACCGTACCAATGGTCGACAAAATCATTAACTTAATTGGAGGAAAATAATATGTTCAAAATTAATCATGAAGAAGCAAAAGGCGGATTTGAATTAATCGCTAAAGGTGATTACGAAGTTACGGTCCACAATTACGAAATGAAAAAAGCTGGCACAGGTAATAACCAAGTTGTTGTGGATTATGAAATTCGTAGTGATGTTAACCAACCGCACCAAGGGCAAAAAATCTTATTTGACAATTTCACAGTTACGGACAAAGCCATGTGGCGTTTCCAAGCAATTTCGAAAGCTGCGCAGTTCCCAGACGGTATGGATTTCAACTCATACAAAGAATGGGCAGACACATTAGTCGGTAAGCACTTGGTAGTAACGGTTGGTCACCGTGTAGCCACTAACGGCAAGACATATCCAGAAGTAACTGGATTTAAAGAGTCAGCAGCAGGCGCGCCGCAAGGCAGTGGTTCAATTACAGTAAGTGAGGATGAAGTACCATTTTGATCAGTAAATAAAATTTCATAGAGAGGTCTGTTTTTAGCGGACTTCTCTTTTTTATACCCAAATTTAACGGAGAAGGTGGTACAAATGGCAGAAAAAGTGAAAATAAGTCGTGAAGTTGCAGAAGCATTACAAACAGTTTTGCCAAACGGAAATATTAGTGGTTGTATCGAAAAACATGTGCGTGGTTGGGATTATGAACCTAAATTACCTTTAAATAAACTTTCAACAGAAGAGTTTGCGAGATGCTGTTTGATAGGTTACGAAATTGAAGAAACACCAGAAGAACAATTAGCTTCTGTTTATCAAAGAAATAAAGGTTCACTTATTCTAACAAATGAAGGTTTAGCTGAAGGAATTAAATTCACACTCGAAATGTTAAACATCAAAATAAAAGGCATCAACGAATGAAGGTGGCACCATGAAAGTAATCCCATACAACTTTAACGAAATTCCTGGTGAACTTCGCAATATGCCGAACTGGATATTGTGGAAAGCAGAACAAAAGGATAACGGTAAAATTACTAAAATTCCATACCAAATTGACGGTAATGAAGCTCGTTCAAACGATGCACGTACATGGTCAACATTTCCCACTGCAGCAAAATTTTATAGAGATTCTAATGCAGATGGAATTGGCTTTGTATTCAGTCGTCGCGATAATTTTGTCGGTATCGATATAGATAAATGCGTTACCTATGCCAACGATGATGAAAAGCACGAAAATCCAATCGTTAGTGATTTTGCTAAAGATGTTATTGAAATGCTTGATAGTTACACGGAATTTAGTGTTAGTGGTACAGGCGTTCACATCATCGTCCGCGGCAGCCTACCACAATCAATCTGTGGTACAGGTCGTAAAAATGCAAAATTAGGGTTAGAGATATATCAGCATGGACGTTACTTCACAATGACTGGCAACCGCGAAAATTCGAATGAAATTTTTGATCGCACAGACGAACTTGTCGAATTGCTTGAAAAATATTTTGATGATAGCGATTTGCGAGGGCGTGTTGTAAATATTTCTGAATACGAAAACGATGAAATTAAATTATCAAATGAGCAACTATGGCAGAAGATGTTCAATAGCCGCAATGGTGATGAAATTCGCGCATTATACAATGGACATTTAATCGATGACGACCATTCATCATCTGATATGGCATTAGCAAACCATTTAGCCTTTTGGACAGGTAAAAGTGCTACGCGTATGGATAGCATGTTCCGTGAGACTTCGCTGATGCGTGATAAATGGGACAGAATCACATACGGCGATACAGGTGAAGCGTACGGAGAGCGAACGATTGCAAAGGCTATCGCTTCTACTACCACAACTATATTGGACCATAAAAACGACAGTGAATTTTCATTTGCCATCCACAGTGATGATGTGGTGGAAGAAGTTGAGCAAAAGCCAGCACGTAAATTCAAATTGACCGATTTAGGAAACGCCGAGCGTATTGCATACGAATATGGTCACATCATTCGTTATATTCCATCGGTGGGTTGGTATGTATGGAACGGCAAGTATTGGGAGTTTGATGATAAAGGCAAGCTGCACCGTTTAGTTGCAAAGGTCGTTCGCAAGCTAGGTGAATCAGAAGATGAAATCGAAAAAAAATGGGCACGTCATTGCGAAAAGCATAATGTTCGTGAAAGCGCGATTAAGGATTTAAAAATTTTAGTGCCAGGAGATAGGAGCGAATTTGATATGAACAAATTTTTATTTAACGTATCGAACGGTATTGTTGATTTGCAAACAGGTCAGTTACAACCTCACGACCGAGAAAAGCGATTAACGAAAATGGCGAATGTTGAATTTGTGGAAGGCGCAAAATGCCCGACATGGCTTGCGTTCCTTGACCAAATATTTTTAGGCGATAAAGATTTAGCGGAGTATATGCAGCGTTTAATAGGCTACTCATTAACAGGTGATATTTCCGAGCAAATTATGATGTTTTTAGTCGGTGGTGGTAGTAACGGGAAATCAACATTTATCAATACAATAAAAGATTTGGTGGGCGAATATGGCAAACAGGCAAAAGCGGACACGTTCATAAAGAAAAAAGATACAGGGGCTAATAATGACATTGCTCGACTCGTTGGATCACGTTTTGTAAGTGCAATTGAATCGGAAGAAGGAGAAAAACTTTCAGAATCATTCGTTAAGCAAATCACAGGCGGTGAGCCAGTATTGGCCCGTTTCTTAAGACAAGAATATTTCGAGTACATTCCTGAATTTAAAGTGTTCTTCACTACGAATCATAAGCCAATTATCGGTGGACTTGATGAAGGTATTTGGCGCCGAGTTAAATTAATACCATTTGATTTGAATCTACCAGCTCATCAACGTGATAAAAAGTTACCTGAGAAGTTATCGCTCGAAATGCCAGGTATTTTAAATTGGGCTATTGAGGGTTGCTTAAAGTGGCAGAAAGATGGGTTAAAAGAGCCTGCCGTTGTTACGAAAGCAACAGGGTTATACAAAGCGGATATGGATATTTTAGACCCATTCTTAATTGAGTGCTGCTACCAAGATAAAGACAATGATCAAATTAAAATCGAAGCAAAAGAGCTTTATAACGTATATGACAGCTTTTGCTACAAATCGGGCGAGCGTACTTTAGGTAATCGTAGTTTTTACCGAATGTTGGAAACTAAGGGTTACAAAAAGGAACGTGGCGCTGGAAATAAATTGTATGTTTATGGAATTACATTGCTTGAGAGAGCGCCGAAAGGGGTTACTCAACAGCACGAAAACGTTACTGAGGAAGCCGAAAAAGTCGGTTTTAAGCTTGTTTAGTACCTCATGGTTACTTTAGTAACTATTTTAGCTAACCTTCGAAAATTCAGTCATACCAAGGGTTTATAGTACTTTTTATAGTTATTTAGTTATTTTTGTTATTGGGATATCAGTTAAATAAAAAAATAAAAAATAAATATATAAGTATATATAAGAGCGTAATACCTAAATGTGAGTAATCAAATTAACTTTTTAAGGTGTAAACGAACTCAATCCCTTGTGGCTGTAAGGTTAAAGGCGAAGTTATTAAAGTAACTTTCGGTAATTATTTAGGGTTATTTAGTTATTTAACGTGTTTTTCAGTAACCAATTGCAAAGGTGGTTATGTAATAAATGGTTTTATATATTTTGTCGCAAATTTGGAAATTCGGCGGTGTCATTGAACGTTTGCCAGATGGACAATTGGAATTGAAGAATCACGAAAAGATACCCGGTGAAGTTTTAAAGGGTGCCGAACCAATTTTCAATGAAATCGACACATACCTAAAATCTGTGGAAGGCATGAAAGGCGCAGATATGACTTTGTGGAAAATGATTGTTGCATTATGTGGTTGGCAGAAAAATGAATCGATTAGCAATTTCTTAAACAATGATGAAGTTGCATTGAATCTGTTTTGTGATTACCAGGCAAAGTTGGCGGTCAATGGTTGGAAGGAAATCTATGTTGATTGGCGCCAGTATGAAAATGATGAATCAAATGTGATGAAACAAAAAATATATGAAAGGGCTATTTTATTCGCTAATCAAAATAAGTGATTTACAGCCGTTTTAAGACGTTTTAGAGGACGGATGATAAATATATCCAACTTTAAAATAGAACGTGTGTGCGGTGAGGGAAACAAGCAAAAATGAGGAGGTTAAGATAAATGAAAAAGGAAGCATGGATATTGCGTTTAAAAGACGAATTTAACGATAGTAATATTCCTCAATACTATGCAGAAGATGAAGATGTTGAGATAACGGAAGATTTAAACGAGGCAAATATCGTTATAGACAAATATGCAGCTGAAGATTGGATGAAAAAATGGGAAAAAGCCATTTTTGAGAAATATGGTGAAGATGCAATTTGCAACGCTGGCTATACACATATGATGAAACATTTCGAGTGGGTAGAGGTTGAGGTTGAAGAATTAGAAGGTGATTCACAATGATTCACTATAAATACACAGATAAAGAGATTGATAGTGTATTAAAAACATTAACAATCGTTATCGATACGCGCGAACAGGTCAATGACCATATTTTGCATTATTTGCGAAAACACGAAATCCCATTTATTAACCGCGCAATTAAAACAGGTGATTATGCTGCAATGATTCCGGCAAATGAAGAACTTGGTATCAAGCGCGATATTTGGCTATCTAGTCGAATTGAACGCAAAGCGCATATGGATGAAATCACTGGCAACTTGCAAAAAGATACGAAAACAGCTTTTGAAAATGAATTAATACGCGCTAAGGATATTCCTTTCACTCTTATATGCGAAGATCCTGACGGCTACGGAAAAATGATACGGGGCGAGTACAGAAGTCAGTACAAGCCATTATCTTTACTAGGAATGCTTAATAGTTTCAAATATCGTTACAACTTTGAAATTGTATATTTGGATAAAAAATATAGTGGCAATTTTATTTATTACCACTTTTATTATCAAGCAAAGGACTTATTGAAAAATGGGGTGTTCTAATAACCATGAACATGCGCAATGGGATTCCTATTGTTCAGTCGGTGAAGAAGTCAAAACAGCCACAGGGTAGATTGTGGAAGGCCATACCTAATCCGTTTACAAAATATATAGAGTTGTTTATGACAGTCGATGGATGTGAAGTCAGTATTATCATGCCTTACGATTTTGAATGGATTCAGCAGTACTTAAACGAAGGTTGGATCGAGAGAGGAGTGTGGGATGTAGATGAATGCAGACATGCTTGATAAACGTGTATCGATATTAAAGAAGGTTGACGATCTTACAAACAAATGTAATTGTCAGGCTGCCATTGAATATAATCATTGTCCTAATTGTAAACAGCTCCGAAAGTATGGCGACAAGTTAATGAAATTGCTAAATAAACGTACAAGAATGAATACATCAGTTGATATAGATCCAATAAGAGTTTCAAATATTCCTTTAACCAAAGCGACTTATCTTGATTTGAAAAAAGAAAGAAAATCAGATAGTGAAATTGCTGGAATGTTAAAAGTATCGCCTGCAACAATTCGAAAATGGAAACAGTTGAATCGTATTACGGTACGTTTAACTAGAAAGGGGTTAAAAGCAAAATGAATCAAGTTATCGAGAATAGACCAGATTCAGAACACTATCATGAAGGCAAAATTGATGTGTGGAAGTTTGCTGATGAAAATTTTAGTTTAGATGAATGTATCGGTTTTCATAGAATTAATGCCATTAAATATTTAACTCGATATGGGAAAAAGAATGGCTATAACATTCGTGATTTAGAAAAAGCAATTGTTTATATACAAAAACTAATAGATTTGAACCAATCCAAAATGGAGGAAATACAAAAAAATGAATGAATTAATCAAACAAGTAGAACAATGGTCAATTGCAAAAGGATTAGATAAAGCAGAATCTAGTAAACAATTTTTGAAGGTAACAGAAGAGGTTGGGGAGGTCGCAGCAGCATTAGCACGTAATGATGAAAATGCATTGCGTGACGGCATCGGCGATGTAATCATAACGATGATTATCCTTGCACAACAAAATGACATGGACTTACACGAGTGTTTAAATACAGCCTACGAAGAAATAAAAGGGCGCACAGGAAAAATGATTGATGGTGTATTCGTAAAATCTAGCGATTTATAAATGCTGAGGATAGTAAAAAAAGTGTGTAGATATGCAGTAGGAGGTATTGACCGTGGGATGGAACATGCTTGATTTATGTTCAGGTATCGGTGGGATCTCATTAGCAGCTGAATGGGCTGGAATAAAAACGGTTGCTCATTGTGATATAGAAGAATTTTGTCAGAAGGTACTAAAAAAACATTGGTCTGATACACCATTATTTTCAGATATAAAAACAATAACAAGACAATCATTAATGGAAAGGGGTATAGATGTTGATTCAATTAGAATTGTTTCCGCAGGATACCCATGCCAACCATATTCACTCGCAGGAGATCAACAAGGAGAAGAAGACGAAAGATACTTATGGGATGAAGTCTTCAGAGTCATTAAAGAAGTCGAAGCTGATTGGTTTGTTGGAGAAAACGTATTTGGACACGTTAACAACGGACTATCAGACGTTATCAACGATTTGGAATCTGAAAACTACGAAGTCGAATGTATCGTATTACCGGCTCAAGCCGTTGGAGCGCCACATCAAAGAGACCGTGTCTTTATCATTGCTAGGAACACCTGCAGCGAGTCAAGCATACAAAAAGATTCGACCATTAGCACCTTCAGAAGCCAGTGGCAAGCATGGCAAAGTTTTACCTGGGAGCATTGGAGAAAAGTTTCCGAATTACATTGGTCAGTACCCGAACCCGGTATTTGTGGAGTGGATGATGGGGTTTCCAGAGAATTGGACAAAAGTAGATTAATAGCTTTAGGAAATGCAGTTGTGCCTCAACAGATTTATCCGATATTTGATGCAATTGTAAAGTTTAGCGAATGAAGAAATAAACAAACAAGGTAGGTGCTGCACATGCCTACGTTATCGCGTAGTGATATACAGACAATCGAAAGATATTGGATTGAGTTAGATCAAAATAGAAAGAAATTAAAATATCGTGAATGGGAGTTGTTGCATCCACATAATGAAGGTGGCGAAATGGTCGGAGGTCGTAGTAATGCGATTTCTGACACAACAGCTAAGAAAGCTATGCTTCTAACCAATGACGACTATTACCAAAACCTAAAACGCATCATCAAGACTGTGGAGGACCTATACAACGAGTTAGACGATGATATGCGTACAATTGTAGACATGCGTTACTGGGATACAGACGGCTGTTACGAATGGGAAGACATTGCAGATAAGCTATACATTTCACGCCATAAGGTATTGCGTAAACGTAACATCTTAATAGATAAAACAGCGGAAAGAATTGGATGGGTGTAAAAATAAAATACAGTAGGATGTGATAAGTTGATTAATCAAATATTTCATGGTGATTGTCTGCAGATTATGCCTACATTTTCTGATAAGAGTTTTGATATGATTCTGTGTGATTTACCATACGGTACCACTCAAAATAAGTGGGATTCAGTAATTCCGTTAAAAGACCTTTGGAATGAATATAAGAGGCTAATAAAAGATAACGGAGCAATAGTTTTAACAGCTCAAACACCTTTCGATAAGGTTTTAGGAGCAAGCAATTTAGAGATGTTGAGATATGAATGGGTTTGGATGAAAAGTAATGGTACCGGATTCCTAAACTCTAAAAAAATGCCTTTAAAAGTACATGAAAATATTTTGGTCTTTTATAAAAACTTACCTACTTATAATCCTCAAAAAACTTATGGACATAAACCTGTTAATCGTTACAAAAAGCATTCGAGTGATGGAAGTAATTATGGGAAAACAGAGATAGGTATTGATGGTGGGGGGCAAACAGATAGGTACCCAGTTGATGTGTTGTATTTCCCTAGAGATTACGAACATTATCATCCTACTCAAAAGCCCATAGAATTGTTCGAGTATCTTATAAAAACATATTCCAACGAAGGAGATTTGATATTAGATAACTGCATAGGGAGTGGTACTACTGCAGTTGCTGCTGCTATGACAAATCGGAATTTCGTTGGCATTGAAAAAGAGAAAGAATATGTAGATATAACTAACAATAGGTTGAAGTCAATACAAACCGTTTTAATATAGATATTCAACGCTGAGAGAAAGTGAACTTCTTAACACTAGGGAAGTTCGCAAGAAAATGATGTAAATTGATATTATCAAGTTTTATCAAAAGCGTACGGAAATACGCTAACAAAATAACAACTACAAAATAAACACGTTCACTTGTACGTGTATGTCGGAAACAAGCAAAAGACCACTCAATAAGGGTGGTCTTAGTTTAGTAGAAAAAAACTTTAAACATCAAAGCAACAGCAACCAAACTCAAAATTGGTCCTACAATATGCGTTAGAAAACCATGGTAAATTTTTTCAACCATAAAAGTTTCACCTCCTAAAATAATTGTAATTTATGTAGGTCTATTTTTCTATTAATTACACTTGTTTCCATGCTATTATAATTAGAGTGGAAGGTGGTGTTTTATTTGAAAGATATCATTTTAGAAGAATATTTCAGTTTGTTAAACGATATTTCTATTCAAGAACAAAGAATCAAACTATTAGAGTTGCAACTGGAATTGAATAAACAAGAAAGATATGACGAAGAAGAAATCGTTATAAAAAGAATTAAAGAGCTTGATTTATAATTTTAGGAAGTCATCACTCAAAGAGTGGTGGCTTTTTATTATACAATTAAATATGAATTGTGGAGGGATGAACAATGGATAAACCAAGTTTAACTAATAGACCAGATAAACCAGTAACGGCTAAGAAATACCTAGCTAATTATTGTATGGATAATATGGACCATCGAATGTTTAAAGCTACAGATGGTGCTCGTTGCGTTGAGTGTAATGGTTTAGTAAACGTTAAAGAGGTTACAAAAGCTGAATATCACTGGCTACCAGCTTATACAGAATTGCATAAAAGACAAAATAAAAAGCCAAGTAAATCATTATCCATTTCAGTAGATATGGACACAGACAAAATGCAATTGAAGTTAAGAGCAATCGCAAAGCATGTTGGTGCATTGGCTGATGAGTTGGATGAGATTGATAGCTTTGATGAATGTCCTAAGTGCAGTAAGCTAATGAGTACTTCTAAATTGTATTCGAGTGATGAATTGAAAAGCGTGAACAGCGAATGTGAATGTGGTTACATTATGGGTTGTGACTTCGGAAATGAACTACCAACACAATTAGAAGGCAGTGAATAACATGGAACCAATCTACGCCAAGTGTAACAAGTCGTGCGGTCATAGGTTCTACGTTCAACACTTTAAGCTAGACAAACTTGATAACAAAGTCCAAAAGACATACTTCACCTGTCCTAATTGTGGACGTGAGTATGTCTGTTTTTATACAGACGAATCAACACGTAAGCTACAGGCAAAGATGCGCGAGCTACACCGCAAGATGAAGTGGGCTGATGGCCATAAGCTAGACCAGCTAAAGCAGGACGAGGCACAGTTGAAGGACACCATAGCACAGGCCATGGTGAGAGTGAAACAAGAGGTAGAGCAGCATGAACAGTAAACCTCTACGACCATGCAACAAACCTGGATGTCCAAACCTAACGCGTAATGGATATTGCGAACAACATAAGACAACCAAGGCAGACAACAACCGGTACTATGACAAGTACAATCGCAACAAGAAACATGATCAGTTTTATCATTCATCTTCTTGGATTAAATGCCGTGACTACATCAAGATTCGCGACAACGGTTTGTGCCAGCATTGCCTAAATGAAAAACGAATTACAGTCGGGGTTCTTGTGGACCACATCGTGCCACTAACTGCTGACTGGTCCAAGCGATTAGATGAAAACAATTTACAATTGCTTTGTCAATCTTGTCACAACAAGAAGACGACCGAGGATGTACAGAAATACGGTAAGAAATAGGGTATCCCCCCTCCATTCGTTTCCCATACGGCAGGGGGCCCTACACCGGCTGACCGATTCCCTCGCAGAAAAACCCGTTTTTGAATATTTTTTCTGGAAAGCTAAGGAAAATGAAAGTGAGGTGATAGTATGGCAGGTCGAAATAAGCAGCCATTGCAAGTGATTCTAGGGAATGGACGTTCTAAACATTTAACCAAGGATGATATAAAAAAGCGTCAAAAACATGAAGAAAAGATGCGTGGACCCTCTGAAAACATTGAAATTCCATCGTATTTAACGGCTGCTCAAAAGAAGGAATTTGCAGAGATTGCTGAAAAGCTTGTAGCGCTTGAAATTTTCAGCGAGCTTGATGTTGATTCTCTAGCGAGGTATCTAGACTCTAAGCAACAGTACTTACAATTGGTGAAGGACATACGAAAAATCAAACCAACAGAGACAGTTGAGCAGGAAAACGGCAAGAAAATTACGATTGCTAATGAGGATTATCCAAAGTTGCAACGAACCAAAAATACATTGTTTAATGAATGTCGTTCTGCAGCTGCTGATCTTGGACTTACTATTACATCTCGTTTGAAATTAGTCATTCCTTCCCCTTCAACTGTGGAAGGCAAAACCGAGGCCCAGAAGCGATTTGGTGATAGGTTATGAATTGGGTTTTAGAACGGGTCTTTAACTACTGTGATGATATTCTAAGTGGGGAAATTAAGGCTAGTATTAAACACAAATGGGCGGTTCAACGCTTTATAAAAGATTATGAGGATTGTCAAAATGATGACAGTCCTTTTTATTTTGATGAAGAAGTGGCTGAGGATTTCTATTGGTGGGCCAATGAGTTCGAACACGTTGAAGGCGTATTAGCTGGTGAAAAGGTTCAACTTAATGACTTTCAACTCTTTATATCTGTAAATATCTTCTGTTTCAAAAAGAAGCGGAACAGAGCTCGTCGTTTCCGTAAGGTTTACATTCAACTTGCTCGTAAAAATGCTAAGTCTCAGTTTCTAGCGATAGTTGGTTCATACATCGCTTTCCTTGGAGATGAGAAACAGCGTATGTATATTGCTGGATGGCAGAAGGATCAATCAGATGAGGTATATATTGCTGTTCGAGATGGGATAAATTCAAGTGAGTTGTTGGATGGTCGATGGAAAGAAGCCTACGGCAAAATTGAAGTGTTCAATAATGGGTCCGTCATTGTTCCGTTGTCGCGTGAAACACGTAAAACAGGGGATGGTAAGAACCCATCAGTAGGAATTGTGGATGAGTACCACAACCATCTAACATCTGAAATTTACGATGTTTTATTATCAGGAATGGTTGCTCGTAAAGAACCACTAATGTTTGTTATCACCACAGCAGGGTTTGATTTAAGTAGGCCGTGTTTTGTTGAATACGAATATGTTTCACGCATATTAAATCCTGATGATGATACAGAAAACGATGATTACTTCGGTATCATCTGTGAGCTGGATCCGGGGGATGACATAAAAGATGAGAGTAATTGGATTAAAGCAAATCCGATTGTAGCTACGTATGAAGAAGGTTTAGCATCCATTCGATCTGACTTAAAGACAGCTCTTGATGTTCCTGAAAAAATGAGGTCATTCTTAACAAAGACTATGAATATATGGGTGGACATGAAGGAAGGGGGCTACATTCCGGCAAATAAGTGGAAAGCAGGACAAATTGAAGCCTTTGAGGTGAGTGGCCGTGATGTTTATATAGGAGTCGATTTATCAAAGAAGATTGACTTAACTTCAGTGGGCTATGTTTTCCCTACAGATTATGGCTACCATGTCGGACAACACTCATTTATGCCTGAAGATGCGTTAGCAGAGCGGAGAGCGAAGGATAAGGTGCCATATGATGTGTGGATTGAAGAAGGCTGGATGGATGTCACACCAGGCGCAGTAGTTGATTATAGCTTTGTAGAACAATGGATTTTGGATTTTATCAATAACAATGAATTGAATGTAATTCTATTTTGTTACGATCCATACGGAGCCACACAGTTTGCTCAAAATATGGCTAACTATGGGTTAACTATTGTGGAGGTCCGACAAGGGTTCCCTACATTATCTGAACCAACAAAAGAGTTCAGAGATTATGTATATCAGAACAATGACCAACAAAAAAGAATCACTCATGTTGGTGATAAAGTACTGGCTTGGGCTGTTGGGAACGCTATTGCTGAAATGGCAGCCAATGAAAGTATTAAACTATCAAAATCAAAGTCCAGAGAACGAATTGACCCTATTGCAGCAGTAATTACAGCATTTGTACAAGCAAGATTTTCAACAAATGAAAGTGGAGAAGGCAATATCAGCTTTATTTCTATTCATGATTTATAAGAAGGAGGTGAGAAATTGAAACTATGGCAACGAATTAAAACTTCTGCATACATGGCATATGCAGGAGCTAGTACAGGATGGAAGGGTTCCACATGGGATTTCTCCAATTGGTTTGGACGAACCTTTTGGGGCATCGATAATAGCCAGTTAGCGACTAACGAAACCATTTTCAGCGTTATCAGTCGATTGGCCAACACTATGTCTGCATTACCCATAAAGCTGCATCAACATTACAATGTGATTCAAAATGATGTTTCAGATGTGCTGATAAATGAGCCAAATCAAAATATGAGTAGCTTTGATTTTATTAACGCTTTAGAAGTTAGCAGGAACGAAACTGGTAATGGATATGCAGTCATATTACGTGATATTAGGATGCGGCCAGTGGAGTTATTACCACTTGATCCGAATTGCGTGACTGAGTTTATTAATCGTGATGATAGTTCGTTGTGGTATGAAGTTCGCGGTGATAATAAAAATATGTATGTCCACAACAGCGACATGATTCATGTTAAGCATATCCGAGGGCCAGCACGTTTGCGTGGTCTTAACCCTTTAAAGGTTTTGGCCAATACAATTAAATACGACAAGGCTGTCCAAGAGTTCTCTCTTTCTGAAATGGAGAAAAAAGAATCTTTCACACTGAGCTATGCATCAAATGTTGATGAAGAAAAAAGGAATCGAATTATTGGTGACTTTAGAAGGTTTTACTCTGAAAACGGAGGTATTCTATTTAAAGAACCAGGTGTTGAAATTGATCCAATCAAAAAACAATACTTTGCATCCGATACATTGGCATCAGAGCGAATTACACGCTCAAGGGTGGCCAATGTTTTTAATGTGCCAGTTTCATTTTTAAATGATTCCGAGGGTGGCACTCTAGGATCGAACGAGCAACAAATGATTCAATTTACAAATATGAATCTATTGCCAACCGTTCGCCAGTATGAACATGAGTTTAACCGAAAATTGTTAACCAAAGCAGATAGACAAGCAGGTATGTATTTTAAATTCAATTTAGGCGGACTTCTTAGAGGTGACACTGCTACTCGCGCATCATTTTATCAAATGGGTATTCGGAATGGCTGGTTTAAACAAAACGAAGTAAGAGGTTTTGAAGATTTGCCGCCAGATGATTCAGAATACGCAAACAAGCTATGGATTTCTGGCGATCTTTATCCTATCGATATGGATCCAACATTGCGGAAGTCCACTACTGCTGCATTAACTGTGGAAGGAGGTGGAAAAAGTGAATAAAAAACAATTACAAAGTTTTTTTCAAATGAAGGCGTCCGTTGATGGTAAATCTGCTGACGTTTTTATTTATGGCGAGATTACAAAATGGGCTTGGGAAGAATATGGCGAAGTATCGTCTGTAACTTTTAAAAATGAACTTGATAAATTAGGTGATGTCGAAACGATTCACCTTTACATCAACAGTGATGGTGGTAGCGTGTTCGAAGGTGTAACAATCTACAACATGTTAAAGCGTCATGAAGCTAGAATTATTGTTCACATAGATGCATTAGCTGCTTCTATTGCTTCTGTAATTGCAATGGCAGGTGATGAAATTAGGATGCCGTCTAACTCTATGCTTATGGTACACAATGCATGGAGTTATGTAGTAGGGAATGCAGAAAAATTGCGTAAAGCAGCAGATGATTTAGACCGTATCAATCAGTCCGCAATGATTGCTTATAAAGATAAAGCTGGAGATAAGTTGGATGATACTACTTTGAAAGAACTTCTAGATAATGAAACTTGGCTTTCAGCTGAAAAAGCGTTTGAGCATGGCTTGTGCGATATTGTGGAAGAAGCAAATGAAATGGTTGCAAGTGTTAGTGAAAAGGCGAAGAGACGTTACATCAATGTTCCTCAACAATTACTCCAACAATCTGATTGTAAATCTGTAATGTCTGCTGAAGAAAAGGCTTTACGTGAAAAAATTCTTGCGGATTCGAAGGCGAATCTAACTTATTTAAACACAATACTATAAAATTTTAGGAGGTTTTCAAACTATGAAAACACAAACAAAAAAGCTATTGAAATCATTAGAACAAAAAAATGTAATGAAAATGTTGTTACCTTTAAATATTCAAATGTTTGCTGGTGACCAAACACTTTATGAATTAAAACAGGCAATGGCTACGATTGGGCAACAACTTAAAAAAGTAGAAGGTGAACTTTCTGCGAAAGCGATTGATCCATCTGCTTCAATTGAAGATATTCAAGCACAACAAAAATCAAAAGAAGATTTACAAGCGCGTTTTAATGTAATCAAACAACAACATGATGACTTAGAAGCAGAACAAAAAGCGAAATTTGCTCAACAACAAGCAATAAAACAAGCTACGATTGGTAATATCGATGATCCACAGCAAAAAGTTCTTTCTGCAAAAGCAGAATTGATTCGATCAACTATGATGAACAAACCAATTTCCTCAGAAGTACGAGCGGCGTTAGGTGATGATTCTACTGGTGGAGGTAAGTTCTTACCTAAAACGGTATCAAACGAAATTATTATGGAACCATTAGCTACGAACCCATTGCGCGGAAATTCAGCAGTTACACATATTACTAACTTAGAAATCCCGAAACTTAGCTATACATTAGATGATGATGACTTTATTGCAGACAAAGAAACAGCGAAAGAACTTGAATTAACTGGGGATACTGTTTCTTTTGGTCGTTTTAAATTTAAAGTGTTTGCTGGTGTATCAGAAACGGTTTTAAATGGAACTGATACTGCTCTTGTTGGACATGTTGAAAATGCGTTGAAATCTGGGGTGGCTGCAAAAGAAAAGAAAGTAGCATTTACTAAAACACCAAAAACAGGTGAACAACACATGAGCTTCTATCGAACAGGTCCTACGGCATTAAAACGTGTTAAAGGTTCAACTAAATACGATGCTATTATTAATGCATATGCAGATTTACACGAAGATTATCGTGGAAATGCGAAAGTAGCCATGTCAAAAGTGGACTATCTTCAAATGGTTAAAGAATTAGCAAACGGGAATGCCACTTTGTATGGTGCACAACCAGAACAAATTTTGGGTATGCCAACTATCTTCGTTGATAGCGCTACAGAACCAATTGTTGGTGATTTTAATTATTCTCATTTTAACTACGATTTAGAAGAGTTATTTGACCGTGCAAAAGATATTAAAACAGGTGTTGAACAGTTTGTAGTTACTGCATGGTTAGATCACCAAATTAAATTAGCATCTGCATTCCGTATTGCTGAAGTGGATACAACTCCTACTCCTTAAAAAAGGATAGGAGTTTTTATTTTATCGAAAGAAGGTGAATCGAATGAGCCAGTACAAAGTAATTAGTCGTTTTCAAGAAAACAACCATGCGGGCCATGTTTATGAAGTAGGAGATACTTATCCAGCCAATGGTAAAAAGCTCGTTAAGACTCGTGCAGAGACTTTAACAGAAATTCATAGAGAATATGGAGTAGCATTCCTAAAAGCCGTTGAAGAGCCTAAGAAAGCTCCTACAAAGCAAGCTTCAAAACAGCCTTCCACAGATGAAAAGAGTGATGCTTAATGCCATTACTGGATGAGCTTAAAGAATATTTACGGATTGATGGGAATGACGAGGATCGTTCCCTTTCTACTATTCTGCAATCATCCATTTTTTATTTGGAGAATGCAGGGGTTAAACAGCCAAATGATTATTATTTGATTGTGGAGGGCAAAGAGGTGTTTGCCTTACATCGTTTAGCCATTATGATGCTTGCTACGCACTTTTATGAGAATCGTATAGCTATAACGCCTTCCACAATTAAAACAGCACAACAGCCTATCCCATACGGCTTACAGTCGATGATTTTACAGCTAAAGTGGGTGAATTACGATGAACTATCGCAATAACAATAATGCAGGTCGTATGAACAAGCGCGCTACTTTCTTTAATCCACCAGGTACGATAACTAATGGATGGCCAAGTGAAGAATGGACTAAACACGTAACGGTATGGGCGGAGTTAAAGACTGCAAAAGGTTACAGATTATTTAGTTCTTATGCTACACAATGGCAGGGGAAATGTGTTATCGGCATTCGATACCGTAAGGATATTACAGAACATATGAGGGTTGAAGTAGCTGGCAAAACATATGAAATGGATTCACCACCTGTGAATGACAATGCAGATAATCAGTGGCTCACAATCTTTTTAAGAGAGGTGATGTAGATGCATTTAGAAATGCAAGGATTAGAAGCTTTACTACAGAATCTTACGAACCTACCACTTGAAGAGGCGGATGAAAATAGAGCACTTAATGCTGCTGCTAAAGTTGTAAAAGAGGCTGTTATTGAAGAAGCGCCTGAAGATGATGGTACGTTAAAGAAAAACATTAAGGCACAACGTGCTAAAGATGGTGAAGCTAAAGTGCATACTGTCAGTGCATTCCACTCTCATTTAGTTGAATTTGGACGTTCAGCAGGTAGTAAATATGCACTTGAAAATGGGAAACGCCAAAAAGTAACTTGGGGTTCTACTGCACCTAATCCATTCTTTACACGTGGTCTTGAAAGAAGTAAAGGTAGAGCGGTTGATGTAATGGGTGATGAAATTAGAAAGGTATTAAATTTATGATTGATATTTCTGCACATGTTACAAGTGCTTTAGGGCCACTGAAATTAGATGTGTTTTTCAACAGTGTTCCAACTGGGGCAACTATACCAAATCAATACATTACATTCTTAGAAATCAATGCAAAGCCAGCTTTAGAGGTGTCTGATCAAGAATATGAAACTGAACGACTAATTCAAATCAACGTATGGTCGAAACCCAATTACTATCAACTTGTGGAAGACATCAAGCGTTTGATGGAATCTGCTGGCTATGAACGAACATTTGAATACGATGCACCAAAACAAGAAGGCGATTCCCACTTTAACAAAGTGTTGCGATTCGTCTTTTTTGATGAATATTAGTAAGGGATGCGATACAAAATGACTTTTTCGGAATGGGTGTTAAAGGAATATGGTGTAAAAGTCACTAAGACACAGATGATACTACCTACGCACTTTATTAAGTACAAAGAGTATTGCAAGGAAAATGGGATAAAGGAAGAATGGCATAAATAAAAAAAGAAATTCGAAAAAATCAGGAGGTCATGAAAATGGCAGCTACAACGGTAAATGAAAAACCACAAAAAATTAGTTTGAAACGAATCCATTATGCATTAATGTCAGATGAACAAACAGAAACATGGGGAGATGTTAAAACATTAACAATGCCAATCTCTTTAACACTTACACCTAACTTTTCTGAAGCATCATTAGATGCTGGGGACCGTGTGGTGGACCAAGAGGCACAAATGGATTCCATTACAATTGCAGGAGAGACTGCTGATTTACCAACAGAGGTATTAGTTGATTGGTATGGTCACAAGAAATCTGCAGAAGGTGGTATTATCACCAACTCAAATGATTCACCAAATGCTATTGCACTCGGTTTTGAATCAGGATCTAAACTTGTGTGGTTCTTCAAAGCAAAATTAAAACCAGGTGAGGAATCGAACGCTACTCGTAAAAAAGGTGAAACAAACTACAAAGTATATCCGTTCGCTGGTGAAGCTTTACCTTTAATTGATGGTATCATCAAACATACTGTAGATACGCGTGATTCGGGTGTAACAGCTACTCCCGAAACGTTCTTCTCTACTGTAACAAAACCTACTGAACCAACAGTACCAACGCCTTAAAACAGAAGTCCTTACGAGGGCTTCTTTTCTTTTAAATTAAATCAAAGTGACTAACGAAAAGGATGGATGAAATATGCAAATCAAATTACGAATCGATGGACAAGAAAAAACATTTACAAATGATTTTGTGAAGGCGCGTGTTTTCCGAAATGCTCTGAAAATGAATGAAAAAATGCGTGAAGAAGGCGCTGAGGTTTCTGTAGAAACTTTTGACGAAATGATTGGATTTGTCGTAAATGTCTTTGATAATCAATTCACTGTGGATGACGTATGGGACGGCCTAGAGGCAGGACTTTTACAAAACGAAATCATGCGTGTATTCAACAGTGTGCTTAATATTGGTGGTTTAGAGACGGCTTCCACAACAGACGCTGGGGGAAAGTAAGTGGCCTAACAGCCTATCAAAATATTAAAAATTTCTATCGTGATTTACTGAGAGCAGGATACAAACTTCATGAAATTGATGAAATGGATATACATTTTTGGTTTGAGTTATCCAATGAAGATGATGAGGAAATAGAGGAAGTCACAGCCGACGACATTGATTGGCTGTGATTTTTATTTTTGCCAAAAAAGGCGGTGAGAATATATGGCAAGCATAGGAAGTTTAGAAGTCAGTCTTAGTTTAAATGCAGCGAATTTCAATGGTACTGTAGCACAGGTTAACCGAAATATGAGAGCGATGGGGAGTGAATTACAGGCTATTAGAGCAAGGGGCTCTCAGTATGAAAATTCATTAACTGGTCTTTCTCAGAAACAGAATGTACTATCAAGATCATTTGATGCAGCATCGATTAAGCTACAAGAACAGCGACGTAGATATGATGAGTTAGTAGCTAGTGGTACCGCATCATCAGCTCAAATTGAACGACAAGCTAATGCGGTTAACCAGGCACAAACTCAATACAATCGCTTAGAACGTGAATTAGCAGAGGTTACAAATCAATTACGTATCCAGTCATCACAGTGGACACAAATCGGGCAGAGTATGCAAGATGTAGGGAAGAAATTAACTGCTGTAGGCGATGGGATGATGAAGGTTGGTAAGAAATTATCAATGTATGTTACAGCACCAATCTCTGCAATGGGTGTTGGAGCATTTAAAGCAGCAGTTGATTTTGAATCAGCCTTTGCTGGCGTTCGAAAAACTGTGGATGCCACTGAATCAGAATTTCAACAATTCTCTGATGAGATACGGAATATGTCCAAAGAAATACCTGCAGCTGCTACTGAGATTGCAAGGGTAGCGGAGGCCGCTGGACAGTTAGGTATTAAAAATGATGCCATCATAGGCTTTACAAGAACCATGACTGACATGGGCGTAGCTACTAATATGTCTGCTGATGAAGCGGCGACTGCACTTGCACGTTTTGCAAATATTACGAAGATGTCTCAACAAGACTTTGACCGATTAGGTTCTACCGTTGTTGGACTAGGAAATAATTTCGCAACAACAGAATCCGAGATTATAGAAATGTCTCTCCGTTTAGCTGGTGCTGGTGCACAAATTGGTATGTCTGAAGCAGACATTCTTGGTCTTGCTACTGCACTGTCCTCTGTGGGTATCCAAGCAGAAATGGGTGGTTCTGCACTATCTCGTGTAATGGTACGTATGCAAGTAGCGGCAACTACAGGGCTTGGTAAAACAGAAGAACTATCAAGAAAAACAGGTATGTCTTTACGTGAGTTGCAAATGCTCGCAGCTAATAATAGCATGGATTTCACGTCTTTAGCTGACTCATTAGGTATGACCAACAAGGAAATGAAAAACATTGTTAATGCGGGGCTTGATTTAGAAAACTTCGCAAAAGTTGCTGGTTTGACTAGTAAACAATTTAAAGAGATGTTTGAAAAGGATGCCGTAGGTGCAATTGGGGCGTTTGTAAATGGTCTTGGCAATGCCGAACAAGCAGGGGAATCAGCCATCAATATGCTTCAAGAAATGGGTATCACAGAAATCTTATTACGAGACTCATTACTACGTGCAGGGAATGCAAATGAGCTTTTTGCTGAATCTATTGATATTGCAAATCAAGCTTGGGGCGAAAACGTAGCCTTAGCGAATGAAGCTGAACAACGGTACAAAACTACTGAATCCCAGTTAATTATCTTGAAAAACAAAGTGGTCGATTTAGGGATTACCCTTGGTAACATTTTAATTCCGTTCGTGTTAAAAATGGTTGAATTGGTTGAACCATGGATTGAGAAGTTTGCAAATCTCTCTGAAAAAACTCAAAAGACCATTCTTATACTAGGTGGATTGGCTGCAGCTATTGGTCCTATTCTCGTTGTTGGTGGAGCTTTAATTTCGAGTATAGGAACTATTATTAGTGCAGTTGGAGGACTATCCATGGCTATTGGTGTAGCAGGCGGAGCAACAACGGCATTTGGTGCATCATTAGCTTTAATAACGGGTCCTGTTGGGTTAGCTGTTGGTGGGATTACAGCATTGACTGCAGGAGGGATTGCTCTCTATAAAAATTGGGACAATCTCGTTGAAAAAAATCCGCAGTTGCTTGCAGCGTTTGCAGCTATTTCTCCTCCAGTTGTACTAGCTGTAGGTGCAATCAAGACTATGCAAGAGGCGATGAACCCAGCAATAGAGAAAGTTGATTTATTTGGAGAGGGTGTCTCAAAAGCCACAAAGCAAGCTCTTGATGGATTTTTCGATCTAAGTGAAGGTGCTACAAAATCAGTAACAAACATGTATGTGTCCTCCACAGAAGTTACTTCAGAAATGGCTAAAGAACTTACCACTAAATTTGATGAGATGAACAAGCAAATTGTGGAGGGAATGAAAAAAAGAAATGCTGATCAGTTATTAGATCTGCAAAATTTCTTTATGTTTTCATCTGCACTATCTTCTGAAGAAGAACAAAAAATAATGGCTGATACACAAAGACATAATGAATGGCAATTAAAAGAACAAAATGCCATGAACGAAAATGTTAAAGCCATCATTCAAAAAGCGACAGACGAAAAGCGTGAATTAACAGAACGTGAACATGAAATCATTAATAACTACAATCAAATGATGAAAGAAAATGCTGTTAGGACGTTTTCTGAAAGTGAATTAGAGCAGAAAGTCATTCTTGAACGAATGAAAGAAAATGCATCTATTATTTCTGCTGAACAAGCTGCTGAAGTTGTGAAAAATGCAGTAAAGCAAAAAGAAGAAGTCATTAAAGAAGCGAATGAAAGCTATGAAAAACGCATGGCTCAAATTATTCAAATGCGTGACGAATCAGGTGTAATATCTACTGAACAAGCTGACAAGATGATTGCAGAAGCTACTAAAGCTAAAGATCAAACAATTTTCTTAGCAGAAGAACAGCATCAAAAGATTGTAGAAACTGCCCAAAAACAAGCAGAGGAACATGTTGAAAAAGTAAACTGGGAAACTGGCGAAATACTTTCTAAATGGGAAGTATTTAAAAATAAACACTCTGAAATTTTTAACACTATCGAAGAGTATTACAACAAAGTCATGGATGCCTTAAAAGAGGCTACCTCAACTGCATATGAATTTATTAAATCTGTTGTAGATGAAAAATTAAGCGGTGTTGTCGAATTTGTAAAAGACCAACTTGATACTTTGAAAGAATTTTGGGATGAAAATGGTCAATTTATTGTTTCTTTAGTGAAGTTGCACTTTGAACAAGTGAAATCAACTATAGAAATGGTAATGGGTGTTATTAAGGGAATATTTGAATTCGTATGGCCACTATTGTCAAATACAGTTAAATTGGCTTGGGAAGCAATAAAATTGGTTGTTAGTACTGCAATGGATACCATTCTAGGTGTTATATCAATTGCTCTAAAGTTACTCCAAGGTGATTGGAAGGGAGCATGGGACCAATTAGGTCAAATTGGACAAAAGATGATGAACAACTTCACATCATATTTGGAGAATATTAATCTAGTACAAGTTGGTAAAGACATCATGAATGGCTTGATTAAAGGTATTGGAAGTATGGCTAGTGCTGTATGGGATAAAGCTAAGTCTATTGCTGAGGGAATTACAAAAACAGTTACAAGTGTTTTAGATATTCACTCACCATCTCGAGTCATGAGGCAAATTGGTTTATGGACAGGCGAAGGCCTAGTGATTGGGTTAAATGAGTCCAGTCCAAAGGTCAACAAAGCCATGTCAGACATTGGTGATGGTATTCTGAACGTATCTAAAAACTATCAAAAAGAATACACAAATTTGATCGATGAATTTAATCGAAAAAATGAAGATAAAAATGATAAGACTTTAGAAAAAATCTACAAGATCAGAAACAATGCTGCCAAAAAGAAACGCTCTTTAACTCAAAAAGAACTACAAGATATTGCTTTATTAGAAGCTTCATATAAAGACAACAAGCTTAAGGCTGACCAAGATTTCAATAAAAAACGTAAAGCCCTTGTTGAAAAGTCTGAGAAGGAATATCTAGAAGTCATCAAAAACTATATTGCTGATAAAAAGTCCTTAGATGAAATGTCCTTAATCGAAGAAGCAGCTATTTGGGAACAATCAATAGAGTTATTTGCAGAAGGTTCAAAAGAACGTATCTCAGCTCAAAAGGAATATCAAAAAGCTGTTGAGACGATTAATAAAGAGATTGTTGCTATTAACAAAGACTACCAAGGGCAAATGCAAAAGATCAATGATGATTTGATTAAGCAGGAAAATGATCTGACTAAAGCATATCAGGATGAATTCAATAAACGTCAATCTTCCTTGATGTCGTTTGCGGGATTATTCGATGAGTTCAAAGTTGAAGTTAAAAATAGTGGTACTGAATTACTTAGTAATTTACAATCACAAGTTGACGGGTTTAAGCAGTGGCAAGACGAGTTTGCAAAGCTTGCATCACGAAACATAGATGCTGATTTGTTGGCAGAATTAAGTGATTTGGGTGTAAAAGCTTTACCCGAATTAATGGCTTTAAATCAGTTGACAGATGAACAGTTAACGCAATATAGCGCACTCTATCAAGAAAAAGCAGCATTAGCGAGAGAACAAACTGAAGCTGAATTAGCAGGCATGAAAGAAGATACTGACAAGCAGATTGTTGCTTTACGTGAAGCTGCTGTAAAACAGCTAAATATTTTAAAAGCTGAATGGGGTTACAAAATTAAAGAGCTCACAAGTACTACAGCAACTGAACTATCATCATTGCAACAAATTGGAGTGGACGCTGGACAAGGTCTTCTAAACGGTTTAGCAAGTATGGAAGGACCATTGATTTCTAAAGCTCAACAAATCGCTAATTCGATTGCAAGCACTATTCAACAAGCATTAGACATCCACAGTCCTTCACGTGTGATGCGAGGCTTTGGCGTCAACATCGGTCAAGGATTAGTGTTAGGAATGGATGACATGGTGAACAAGGTTGCAGATGCTTCAAGACGATTAGCTTCATCTGTGGAGGACAATGCACCACTTTCTAGTGGTAATAGGGGCAATGTTGATAATTCTAAACACTTTAAACCATCTGTGGTCATCCACACTAATGATAGTGGAGCTCGCGAGATGGAGCGTACATTACGTCGTATGCAGTTTGCATTTTAGGAGGTGACGACTTGTTAATTAAAGATATGACGATTACTAATAATCGTGGCGACTCGATAGTTTCCGGTCGTCACTTTTTTATTCGTGATGATTTTGCAATCAGTGGATTAGGTGCAAATGTGAATATGTCAGAGACTACTTCTGATGGAGCTCATTATCAATCGACCACTCTTTCCACACGTGATGTAGATGTACCTTTTTATATAAAAAAAACGAATGTAGCGCATTGGTGGATTGAGGAAAAGAGGCAAGATATTTATCGCGTTTGTAATCCGAAATTTAATCCGATGAGAATTGATTTTTCTACAAAATCAGGAGATCAGTTTTATGTAAATGCCAATTTAAGTGCAGCCCCATTATTCAATCAAGGCAGGGCAAATGATAACAGTAGATGGGTTACAGGATTACTCCAATTCATATCAAGTGATCCGTTTATTTATGAGGCAGCATCGCGAAAAGTAGATATAGCCCTTTGGGAATCAAACTTAGAATTTCCTTTGGAAGTTGTAGAGGAAGGCATTGAAATCGGATATCGTAATCCCTCTTTGATTGTGAATGTATTGAATGAAGGTAGTGAATCATCTGGCATGTCTATACGATTTTTGGCACTGTCACAGGTGGTAAATCCAAAGCTGCTTAATGTAACTACCTATGAAGTATTTAATCTAAAGTACACAATGCTTGCCGGTGATGTAATTGTGGTTTCTACTTACAAAGGAAATCGTTCCATCACCTTGATTAGAAATAATGTAAAGACCAGTATCTTTAATGCTTTTGACTTCGGTACTTCCAAATTTCTTCAACTGGAACCCGGAGATAATTTACTCCGATATGATGCAACTAGTGGATTAGATTTTTTAGAAGTGTCCATTGAATTCACTCCGAAAAGGATAGGTGTATAGCAATGAAGGAACTGTATGTATTTAATTTAAACATTGAGCTTATCGGAGAAATTAGTGAATATAAAGAGCTTCAAATTGAACGCAATTATGATAAAGTAAGTCAGCTTATTTTACGCATTGCAAGCTCACCAGAAGCCATTGAATTGTTAAAGCATGACAATATTTTAACAACACAAGATGATGTTAATTATGGCTTTATCATTGAGCACTTTGATTATACAGACGAGTCAGAAACAGAAATAGAAATCCATGCTTATTCACTTAATTACATGTTGTCTTGGAGATCAATTGATTTTCAACAACGATATAAGGGCAATGTGGAGGACCTAATCAAATATTTCGTCTCGATGAATGCAATCACTCCTGATAATACAAATCGTATTATTCCAAATTTAAGGCTAGCTCCAAACAAAGGTATAAACATTAATGATGAGTCCACAAAAACAGGTGGAGAAGTGATTGGACATATCTTTGAGATATGTAACAAACATGAAATGAGTATTGATATATTGCTTAATCATCAGGATAAGAAATTTGATGTTGTTACCTGGCAAGGTGTCGATCGTAGTACGCAACAGGCTATAAATCCACATGTCATCTTTAGTAAAGAGTACGACAATATTATTAACCAAAAGTACATTCATAATAAAGTGGATTATAGGTCGACAGCTATTGTGGCAGGCGAGGGCGAAGGTGTTGAACGAAAGCAAGTCGTTACTAATGACCATCTAAGTGGATTTAACAGACGCGAATTATATGTAGATGCACGGGACCTACAAAGTGAATACACTGATGACAACGACAACCAAAAAACAATGACGCCAGCTGAATACAATGAGGCTCTTCAAAAGCGTGGAGATGAAAAATTGTCTGAATATCAAATTATCGAAACGTTTGAAAGTGAAGTAGATATGTATAGTCAATTTACGTACAACATTGATTATAAGCTTGGTGATCGAGTAAGTGTACGAAATGATGAGATACAACGCATTTTACATCCACGTGTTATTTCAGCCACTTTAACAAGTAATAAGGAAGGGATAACGCTTAGCATTAACTTTGGCAGTAATATCCCAACTATCTACGAAAAGATAAAAAAGAAGGTGAATAAGTAATGACGATATATAGCGGTATTTTTAACAGTGTCAACGGTGATCGGAAATACAATGCATGGTGGTTTGCCAAGTATTTTGCAACATTCATCGGTAATGGTGTATTCCCAAATCCATCCTCAAATCTTCAAATAGCTGCATATCAGAATATGAAAGTAGTCGTTAAACCAGGAAGTGGCTGGATTGACGGCTATTTTATTTATAGTGATGGCGATCATGTGTTGTCATTAGATGTTGCAGATGGGGTTTTAAAGCGTATTGACCGAGTTGTCATGCGCCTAAATCATTTAACACGAAAGATAGAAATCGTAGTCAAAAAAGGTACATTTGCAAGTAGTCCAGCAGCTCCTACATTACAACGCGATGCTGACGCTTATGAGCTAGCCCTTGCTGATGTTTTGATTAATAATGGTGCTACTCAAATTACACAAGCTAATATTACCGACCAACGATTAAATAGTACTCTTTGTGGCATCGTACATGGAACAGTCAATCAAGTTGATACAACTACCATTTTCAATCAATATCAAGCTTGGTTCGCTCAAACTACCCAAAACGTAGCTATTGACTTAGACATATGGAAACAGCACACAAAAGACGATTTTGACGCATGGTTCGATAGTATTAAAGGCATTCTTGACGGAGATGTAGCTGGTAACTTAGCGGCTCATATCGCTCAACTCGAAGTGGATTTCAGTAACCATGATAAAGACGTAATTCGTCATAATAATTATGGACGAGCTACAGGAACTAATGCGTTAATTATCACATCTGTTGGTAGCTCTAAACCTATAATGGCATATACAGAAGGCATGTCATACAAGTTTAAAAACACTACTACAAATACTAGTGGAACTATGACTGTAAATATTGACGGAGTAGGCGTTAAGAATCTACGTAGAAATGGTAACTTAGCACTACCAGTAGGGGCTATAAAAGCTGGAGGCATCTACAACATCTCGTATGATGGTTCGGTTTTTACGTTAACGGATGAAGGGGGCGAATACGGAGATGCGATAGCTGGAGATGTAAGAAAGGGGAAAACTATTGGAACAATAAACGGATTAGTAACTGGTACTCTTGATTTAAGCAACCTAAAACCAGAAAACATTCGACGTGGTGTGACAATCGATGGTATTACTGGTGGAATTGATAAAGCTCATGGAAAATTAGTGACAGAAGAAGATGCAAATTTATGCAGCACTTATAGTATCTATGAGGATAATAGAAACAATAGAAAAGTGTTCCCAATAGATGATGGTGAGAAATATGAGTTCACTTCTTGGGGGACTGCTCATACGGTAAAGAAATTCAATGCCGCTGGAGTGGTGACGCAAACAGTACCAATACCTTATGGGGGAGAGGCGTATTGGTTCGATATTGTTAAATTTGGCGAGGTTCAGTGTAGTAGACAGTTTTATTCCACAAACGCATACAACTGGGATACTGGCGTGTTAATCCATCAATTAATGACGACATCATTCGGACTACCATATGTATCAGTTAAAACCCCAGCAACACCATATGACAGACTACTTATTGGTATAACTGGTACTGCAAACAATGTAGGAGTATATAATTCGTCAATGGTATGGCTGGCTGGCATAAGTTGGTGCGAATCTATTGACAATGGATATGGGTTTGTTAGACAACTCGCAGATACAGCCGTTATAGTAAATGGTAAAGGTGCATCTTGTGTATTGATGATAAATGGACTAGGTTCACAAACCATACGAACAGTTTATTTCAACACACATGAAAATGCATCTAGTATGACCGGAAGATGTGCTCAAATGTTAATAACTTTAGGAAGGAAGATATAAAATGACAAAAGAAATTACAGCAGTATACTTGAAAATTACTAACGTTAAAAATCAATTTGGGGGCATGGATTATCACGGTCTAGATGTCGCAACATTCGGGACTGTTGTTGCTGGCTCCCCATTATATACCGAGGACGCTTCAACTTGTTACATGATTTATAACGCTACGGATTTCGCAATTCCTGATGACCCTAACATTACTCTAACAACAGAAGCAGAATACAAAGCATTCAAAGCTGAACTAGATTCGAAAAAACCTAGCATATCTCAAGAAGATAAAATAAAACAACTAGAGGAAATAGTACAGACACTTATTTTAGAGAAAGAGGGGTTATAATATGAATCAAGTTATCATTGATTTCCTAGTATATCGTATTACTTCTGGAGCATTGGCGTATAAAGAATGCGTTACTAAACGACCTGATTTAAAAGAAGGTATAGATGTATCACTTCAAGAGAAAAAATCCGAGCATTTAATAAACGATAACGAAAACAAGTAAACGCAGCATAAGAGCTAGCGTTATTTTTTATGTCAAAAATTTATTAGAGTCGAAAATTCCTTCTTTTAGTATGATTGTACTATTGAGGAGGGTATTTATGAAATCTAAAAAACGTTTTCCTACTTCAAGAGTGGGAGAAGATGAAAAGTATTTTTGTTTAGAATGCAAAAAGCAACAAGATATTTCTAAAGTAGACGAAGATAAATGGACATGTTTAGATTGTAACGAAAAAATCATCATTTTCTCGGACATTACGAATTCCTATATTATTCGAATCTATGCTGCCAATGTGAAATGGAGTAACAGAATTTTTAATTATTCCGAAGGAAAATGGGTTGAAGTATTAGGTGCTAGTGAATATGAGTATGATGATGATTTTGTATACTTGGGATTAAAAGAACATGGGGGTCATATCACTGAATGGGATGATTTGGTTGATTGTTATATTTCCTTTACTACAGATTGGAGTGAGATGGAGCTCTTTGAAGAATAGTGACTTTTAACCAGTTAATTTTAATGTAAAGAATCAAAAATTAATTTTAAAAATTAATTAATTTAGAGTTTTGAGCCTTCCACAATCATCTGTGGAGGGCTTTTATTATGCAGAAAAGGAAGGTGTCAAATGAAAACAGATACATTATACACGTCACTAGTAGGTGGCTCAATGGCATGGTTAGCATACCTTGTCGGTGGCATTGACCATCTAATCAAAGCTTTTATCATCTTCATGGTAATTGATTATATTCTTGGCATCATGGTTGGATTCATCCATAAAAACGTTGAAAGTAAAAAGGCATTTAAAGGTTTGATTAAAAAAACAGCAATGGTTTTAATGGTTATTGCAGCAGTGCAATTGGACTTAGCAACAGAGAGTGGCAACTTCATGCGTAACGCTATGATATTGTTTTTAATCGGCATGGAAGGTATTTCGATGATTGAGAATCTAGGTAAACTCGGAATCAAAGTACCTCAATTTTTAACCAATGCATTAACGCAATTGCAAATGGACAACGATGATAAAAAGGACGGTGGTAATAAATGATTACAGTTTCCCCAGGACATCGAGGAAAGAATACTGGAGCTATGGGATTAATCGACGAAGGAACCGAAGCAATCAACGTAGCAAAGCGTGTAACGTCTATTTTACGTGCAGCAGGTATTATTACAAATTACATTGAGGATAATGTGAGTAAATCGCAGGCAGCAAACATCAAATGGTTGATTGCACAACATAATAAATCGAGCCGAGAAATTGATGTGTCTATTCACTTTAATTCAGTTCCAGGCACACACAACAAAGGCATCGGCACAGAGACACTTATTTATAGTGGGAAAAATATTGATACAGCTACAGCTATTACAGATGCGATTAGTAATGCGAGTGGATTGCAGAATCGTGGGGTGAAAATTCGTACTGATTTAGGATTGCTAAAAGGTACGAATAAACCTTGTTACTTGATTGAAGTATGCTTTGTAAATGATAGCGTAGATGTTGCAATGTACAAGCGAGACTTTGAGAAGATATGCCAAGCGATTGCAGGACAACTAGCAAAAGCGGTCGGTAAAATGCTGAAGCTTTCCACATCATCAACTGTGGAGGACAAAGGACGTAATTTAATTCGTAAAGCAGTAGCGGATGGTACATTTACATCGCCACATACTGATGTTGATAATTATTCAACAGAGAAAATATTGGAGTATGCATTGATTTATATTGAACGTAAAGTTAAATAAAAATCAAAGCCCGTCATTAATGTTCAAATCACAGTGATGACGGGCTTTTTGCGTTTACATATTTAATTACTGAAGTTAGCTTAAAGGTTCATCATAAAAAGTATCAAAAATACCTTTATAATTCATTTTTAGGTTTTTAATATTTATAGGATCTGTAGAAAGTATATTAATTACGTCCCCACTCGCTCCGAAATGAACTAAATACTTACTCGTGACAATAAAAAATACAGCATTAGAGGCACACTTATTTTTGTTGAGAAGCGCATCTATTGTATATAAAATGGTGTCATTTACTGCTACATCTTTTATTAATGCAATCTTACCAAAGCCTTCATAAAGATCAAACTCTTCACTTGTAAGTTTATATTCTTTCCAATTAACTAAGCGTATACGCTTGGATAAGTTATTAGAGATGTATTTCTTTTTATTATCGTATTCTAAAGAAATGAATAGATCAACAGTGGGATCATCCAGTGTGAGGTCATTAATAAACTTTCGAATCCCATCCACTCGAACTTCTTTAAAATAATCCGTTAAGAATCGAACACGGTTTTCCATTGACGCATTAAAATACATTGAAGAACTCCACGGTTCAGTAATGGGAACCCCAGACTTAGTATGAATAGATTTAGTCGCCAATCCTTGTGAGGTTTTTATCATATGTACCACTCCTAGTGTCTTTTGAACAGATAGTACTAGGTGAAGAGCCACCTTTCCAAGCTCCACCAATATGACCATCTATATCACGAGATATATATTCAGGTTTTCCTTTTTTGTTTCTGAAAATTGCAGCTTTACCACATGTCTCTGATATTTTAGTATAACCGAGTTTCTTTGCAGCTGTAGTTGCTTCTTTATCTGTCTTGTAAACAGGTCCAGATTTAGATGGATCCTTTTTGGGTGGCTTTTTACCCTTTTTTAAAATTATAGCATTCTCAACTTCTTCATCTATCTTATATTCTTCTGCTTGATATTCTTCTACTATAACACCTTCATCTGATGTTTCTAATTCTTCTGCTTGATATTCTTCTACTATAACACCTTCATCTGATGTTTCTAATTCTTTTATTATCTCGAGCGCTTTCAAATCATACTCACTTTGTGTGTCTACTTCCATTTGGCTAGCATTGGTAGAGTGCAGAAACTCTTCTTCATTTGCACTAGCAAAAGGAACTGAAATAGTAGTGCTGAATAAAACTAAAAGACTTAATAAAGTAAAAATTTTTTTCATTCTTAATTACCTCCGAAATTATATTTTTGTAGAATAGGATTCTATTATTACATATATATCAAGGTAAATATAGGTATTTTTGTAATTTAATACTAAATACCTATTAGATTAAGTTCCGAAGTCATTTTTAAGTAGACTGAAAAAAGTAATAAATGTTTGTTGCATTTTGTCGGCAATAGGACCAAAAAGAAATTTTGCCACCTTTTATAGATTTGTCTACCAATTTACTGTAAGTTATTGGTAAGGAGGTGAGATGATGCACAAATACGAATTTACTTTACATGATGGCGCTATAATCAAAATTGAAAGTGAACGGAACGTTTTTACCACAGAAGCCGTTAAGATCAATGATGCTAACATGGTAGTTTTTGATGATATTGACATGGCGATTAATTTGCAACACGTTAAAGAGGTAGAGATGGATGGACTTTTATATGCAGTTGAAAAATAAAAAATAAGCCGTCCACAATTCAAATCTGTGGAGGGCTTATTTTTACTCTATAATTGTTGCAGTAATCGTAGGGAATCCTACATCATCTTTCCCTTTGTATACACTTAAACCGTTACTTTAGACCCTTCTTGAATTTCTGCTAATGCATAATTTTCAACCGCGTACATGCCGAATCCATCTTTCTCTGTAGTCGTAACAGTGAAAGTTCCTCCAACACCTTCAGATGAAATGCCCGTTACCTTAATTGATAATGGGCTTTTTTTATTTCCACAAATTAATACTTGTCAAAATGGAAACGTTTGTTCTAAAGTAATACAAACGAATGTTCCTGTTGAGAGGTGTGGAATGGTGAAAGAACAACTTATTAAAGCTATGCAGCGCAACCAATTTTTGAACATGATGTATATGGCTAAAGACGGCACAGTGTCACAAAGGCGTATCAAGATTATTAAAATTGTTGGTGATTCCTTTCAGGCGTATTGTTTTACAAGGCAAGCCAAGCGCACATTTATGATTGATAGTGTGTTGGCGATTGTTCCAGTCTTCCACAAGGAGCGCTCAGTAATATGATAAGTTTCGAGCAAAGACGACTTCTTCATAAATACGTGGTTTATGATATGGCTGTTCAATCGTTACAGCGAGATTATAAAGTGATTGAAAACCTTAAATTGAGCAAAGTATACTTGCCCATGTTTGATAAGCTTTTAGACGACATTTCACAAGAATGTTACAACGCTAAAAGATTGCTGGCAAAAGATAAAATAAGAGTAGTACGGTGGGAAAAGGTCGATGAAAACTTTAGCGATTTAATTATTGCCACAGCTGGTGAAGATCAAGTGTTTACTTATGCTAACATGGCATTGAAAACACAAGTGGAAAAATTATTATTAAGTCACCAAAATAAAGACCAGGCGCTCAATTGAAAGTGAGTACCTGGTCATTTTTATTTAATATTCTCTTACTTCAAATGAAGCAATTTTATCATGTACGATATATTCTGTTACTTTTTTATAAGGGGAAATTGTTTTTGAAAATTTATATGTTGCAGTACCTTGTGCACTATCAAACCATTTCAAATAGTCATTTAATACTTTACTAGTAACGTCATACTCTTTCGTTATACCATTTACCAAAGTGATACTTAGAATAGCATTTGAAAATTCATTGTTTGGTTTCTTAACAATTACTGTACTAGTGGCTGTAATATCAGTGCCTTCAATTTTGGCAGTAATTATTGCTTCACCTTCATGAAGGGCCGTAACATTACCATCCTGATCTACAGTAGCAATTGATTCATCACTTGATGACCAGATTACTTTTGCAGTATTAGGTGTAGTTGTTGCTATTAGCTTATCTTGGCTACCTTCAAGTAATTCTAGATTATTTTTGTCTAAAGTTATGGATTCAATATTCGGAACATCATTTTCTGATATTAATAATCCGTCCACATCAATAGCATCTAGGGCAAAAGTATCGTTGTTTACATTATTTGTTATGTTTATCTCTACTTTGTGTTTACCATAAGGTAAATCTACTTTTTTATAGTATATAGACTGGCTTTTTATACCATAACCTTTTGCCGTAGCTGCTTCAGAAACACCGTCAATAGTAATTGTGAAATCCGCCCTATTATAAGCAATGTAATCTAATAACATAAATTTAGTTCCCACAAAATAGAAGGTTAAACTCATATCTTTATTATAACCTTGTACTCGACTTTTTTTGTACAAGTCTTCGTGCGAAAATCGATACATGTTTGTATAATTTATTAATGGGTTTGAATCATCATATCGCTTCCATCCTTTTTCAGGTTTAAGCAACTGATCACCGATTACCGCACTGTTTTCAGGTGTATTATTTAAATTAGTTACCCCTTCTTCATAATCTACTACTTCTGCTGCCGATGCACTTTCAACACTAATACTAACTAGTACAAATAACGTTAATGCTAGATAAATAAAACCATTTTTTAATAACTTACTCACTTATGTATCCTCCTTTAAGATTATATAAGGCAATTACTTAAAAAAACCTATAAAAACAACTTTAAACAATGAAGGACTTATTTACCATAATAAAAATTTGTTATTTTTGATAATAAAAAAAGCCACTCGTTTGAGTGACCTACTTCTCATTACTTTACTTCAAAATCCTGACGACCTAATTCTTTACCACCAACACCTTGATTAGCTACTAAGGTTACAGGTGTTTCTAAATCATCTAATTCATAAGCAATGGCATTTTCAACAGTACCATCTTTTTTAATTGTTTCTAATTGAGTATCTAAAAATTTATCATCAGGAAGCATACCTACTTCTAATTCGTTTACAGAATTCGGGTTATTATCTTGAATTGCTGTAAATACAACTGTCCAAGCTGTTGTAGGATCAATGTCTTTGTCACTTAGATTTGTAGTGTTATACCAAATAGCAAATACAGGTTTTTCACCATATTCATTTCCAGTATCACCAACAGGGATTACTTTTGTTTGAGTAATATTTATTTTTAAATCTACTAATTTTGCTTCATTATCTTTAAAATAAATATCTTCACTTTTTGCTTCTTCTTCTATTTTGTCAGTAGTTACAGGTGTTTGAACATCCCCTTTTTGTGGTTCTTCTTTAGCTTTTTCTTCTCCACAACCAACCAACCCTAAACTTAATACTAATGCAGCGCTAAAAATTATTTTTTTCATTGTACATAATCCTCCCTCTATATTTCCATTTTAGGAAATTTCGCAAAGAAAGTATACAAAAAAACAGACAACCCTTATTAGTTATCTGTTATTTTAAATTGTATGATTTCCGAAACATCGTCAATATTTAGGGCTACGGCGATTTTTTCTAGCGCATTCTTATTAATTCGGATTGTTTTATCGTTTACTAATTCACTGATGGTGCGGGGGTTTAATCCCGTTTCTTCTACAAGTTTTTTTTGATCCCAGCCTCTTTTTTTCAAAAGTTCTCCAAGATTAGATTTTAATTCAGCGCCCATTTCTCACCAACTCTCATGTCATTATGTTACTTATATTATAAACTATAATTTACTTAAAAGAAATTAAATGTTGACATTTTACTTAAACGAAATTAAGATTTACTTAACAGAAATATTTACTTAAACGAAATTTTTTATCATTTGATTTCTTTTAAGTAAATCGGAGGGGGAAATTATGAAAACTATCCAACAACGCAATGAATACATTCAAACAAAAATGAAACAACATGATTCAATATCTGATGTCCACAAGTATAAGCGACGCTTGAAGTGGATTATAAGATACCATCGGTTGTTGACTGATTTAGAGGTAAACGAGATACGTGAAAATTTACGTAAAACATTTGAGTAA